ATCCATTGTGACTTCCAGTGTTAAGTTTTGTGCTGCAGATTCATTGTCCCAGCTATACTCACCAAAGTTAGCATTTACAATTAAAGCGCCTTTAATAATCCATTCACTTACGATATCACCTACTGGACCTAGTACGTTTAATGTTAAATCTTTCTTATAAAAGTCAGAATAACCATCTCTACCAGTTACTGATTCGTGATGTAAACGTACCCACTCCATTACTGCTTGAGCTCCGGAAGGTGTGATTGGATCAAAAAGAGTCATTGTAATGTTACTCCATTTTGATTTTCCTTTTACTTTACGTAAAATGTTAATGTGGTTCAATACTACTTCGTCTTGAGTTAAAGTAATTGCGCTTATTCCTTTAATAGTATATGATGGAATACCATCAACATACATAATAAATCTATTTTGTTGTTTCGGCTCAAATGCCGTAAAAAATATTTCGTTGGGGTTTAATACTGCCATGGGTTTTTATTTGTTTATTATAAATATAATCAATTTCTATTTTTATTAACTAAATGCTACACCAGTTGGCATAATGTTAAAGTTCAAATATATAAATTCAGCTGTTCTAGTAGGTTGAATATAAATCGCTCCGACTAATTGATTTCTATCAATAACATCAGCTGTATTATTGCTCTCATCCATAACCACCTTGAATGCATATAAACCTTGTCTTTGTTGTACTGACTGTAAATATGGATTTACTTGAGCTAAGAATTGATTTCTTGTTGCTAATGTGTTTTGTTCGAATACTAAAGCGTTTGCTGTTTGACCAATATATGATTTAAGAGAAATTAATAATCTTCTAACATTTACTCTATCTAAAGCAGATGCTTGAGTTTGTAATGTTTTCTGACCATATGCTACTACTCCTTGACCTGGGAAAGTTGCTATTGGATTTACTTTACCTTGATATAATGTGTCTCTATCTGATTGAGTTAATTTTTGTTCTGCTCTAATTACGCTTGTCAAACCTCCTCTATTAATACCTGCAGGTGCAAACCAAGGTTCTGCTACTTTATCATTATATGCGAATACACCAGCCATTAAAGTTGAAGCTGGGACCCAAACATTTCTACCTGAATCAGGATCTTGTGTTTGAACCCAAGGCCAATATGAAGCTGCATATGAGTTGTTTCTTGTTGCTGCTTGTCCAGTAACTGCTGTTGTTGTTGAATTATATGGAACTAAATCTAAGACATATAAATTATCACCTCTGTTTGCTGTATTACTGATAATTGAAGTACATTGTGAAGTATGAAGAGAATCACATAAACCAGGAGTTAATAATAAATTAAATCTATAATCATCATTATTAGATAATAAACTAATCATGTTATTATAATCACTTCCAGTTAAACCTTGTGTTTGGTTAGATATAGTATCATAATATTTAGCTGCTGCTGCACCAAATAATGCTCCTACTCCTCCACTAAATGAACCACTAGCTACTGCTGGAATTGAACCTGTAAATGCAGCTTTTGGAGTACCTGAATTGTCGAAATAATTAGGAGTTGATAGTAGAACTGATTTTACTCTTACATATCGAGAAGCATTTGGATATGAACCTGTTAATTCTATTTGATTTTTTGTTGAATTATAAGCATATGTGTAATCACCAATTACACTTGAAACATAGTTTGGAGAGAATGGATCTAATGATAAGTTAGTCCATGTTTCTAAAATTGTTGGAGATAATGTATTATCATTTCCTCTTCTGATTAATAAATTAAATGTACCTGAACTAGTATTAGAATTTACTATTTCCCATCTAATATTATCAGAAGAACCACTATTAAGTGCTCCTGATGAGTCCATACTGCTTGAAGAGTTCATAATAGTACCCTTAGATAATGTTTCAAGAACTAACACTTCATTATTTCCAATAATACTCTTAATAGCACTATTCCCTGCTGAAGCGGTTGCCGTAGTTGAAAATGTCCAAGCATTACTTGCACTTGCTACTCTTGCTACTAATAATGATTCACCACCATTATTAAAATAATTATAAGCTGCAATTGATGTAAAATAAGTATAAACATCACTACCACTTACAAATGTTGTACCAAATTTATTTTGATAATCACTATATGATGTTACTATTGTGGGGATTTCTAAAGGACCTTTTACTGTTGGGCCTATAATAGCAGCACCTACAGTAACGGGCTGTTGACGTATTTGTGATGTATCATTCTCGATAGAGAGTACACCAGGAGAAATTAGGGTTGTTGCCATGTTTTATATTTATGTTTTGATATAAATATGGTAAACTTTTATTAAAGTTAAATATTACTAATAAACTCTCCCTTTTCTATATTTATAGTTCCATCTCCATATTTTTCTTGCAGTTCTTGGCCCACTTTTACCTCTCTTTTTTTAAGAGATGATAATTTTTCTTTTAAGTCTTGCTTAATCATTTCATATTCTTGGATAAGAATTTCAATTTCACCAAACTGATCAGTTATTTCTGATCTTTCTTGTCTGATAGTTTTAATTGTTTGTACTTCTTCGGGTGTTAATTGTTTAGTTTCCATAACTATTATTTATTTAAATTTTATTTACTACTTCGGTTGTGAATACTAATTTTGATTTATTAGTAAACTTTTTTATTGCGTTAATGTCTTTCTGAGGGACATCCGGAACTATATGTCCATTTAATTTAATACTAAATGTGGTTTTTACTACTCTTTCTTTATCATCTGATAATTCATGTATTCTATCAAATGAATCTATCCTTGCTTGAAATTTAAATTTTTCAGGATCTCCCCAATATGAATCAGAAGCGTATTCTACTGCTTCTATAATTTTATTTAATTGTTCTACATAATAAGTCATTATAGCACATGAATAAGTTACTGTTAAGTAATCAGGTACAACTGTAGCATAAAATGTTTGTTCAGGAACAACATTATTTAAAACTGAAAATTGATCATATGTGTTTTTTTGAGAATACTTTTTAGTAAATACTCCAAAATTGTTAGGCATATTAGCATCCAATTTATTTGCTACCGTTCTATTCTTAGAAATTGAATCTAATTTAAACATTATTATGGGTGCCATTATTCTACCTTGAACATCTCTATAATATCCGTCTTTTTGGAATGATTTCCACTTTTCAGGAGAACCATAAATTATAGGAACTGCTAGTCTTTCTCCGTTTTGAATTACAAATGGTTGAATAACATTTTTAAAATAATACATTACAGCTTCATCAATATCTTGAATACCAATACTAAATGGTTTTACATCATCTCCATTAAATGAAGTTTGTTGTGCTCTATTAGGGACAACTACATCATTTGGATTTCCCACAGGCTGGAACCCTACTCCTTTTTGTTCAGTAGGAGTCTGTAAAGAAATAGATATTTTCTTTTGTGTTTTAGGTGTTGGGTTATTTTTTCTAGCCATTTTTTATTATAAATATTATAATCTGGTTCTAGAAATCCCAATTCTGTCTTCGGGAACATAATGACAAGAACATACTACTGAAACATTATATCCAAATTCGGATAATCCTGGATTTAAAGGATTATTTTCATAAGGATAATCAGGATCTTTACCTGCCCAAAATTGCGTGAAAACTATATTATCTATTTCAAAATAACTTTCTTGATATAATATAATATCCCCTACTTCAGGATGGACATTCGCTTCTACTAAATCATCTCTTAACAATGCTACTGTAATACTCCAATCAAAATCTACTCCAAAATCATTTGTTGGACTTGTATTGTCTCCAATGTTAATTAATGAATTAAATAATATAGGTCCAGAATAATACTTTCCACCTGCTGATTCTCCATATATATTAGTATTTGTTTTTTCAAGTTCGTACTTATAAAAAGCACACTGTTGATTTACTATATTATGTAGTAATTCTTTATTTAAATGTCTTACTAAAGACACGTCTCGACTAGATCCAAATAATGCCATGATTTATTTATTAAGCTATGTAAATTACGAATGGAATCTTATTTAACTCAGTTTGCATAGCATCACTTTCGGCTCCTCTTCTTTCCAAAAGTTTTTGTCTTGATGTATCATCAAAGAATAATCTTAATTTTTCAACTAACGCTATTTTTTCAGATGTTGCTGCTGTTACTAAATCTCCATAATTTAAAGTTAAATTATCATTTGGTATAGGAATATTAGTGTATTTTCCTCTAACATATCCTAATATTTCTTTAACTAATGCTAAAGTATATTCAAATATCCATTGCCTTCCTATTGAGTTTATTTCTGAGTATGTTGGATTAGTATAAGGAACGTTTGATACATTACTTACATTGCCTCCACTATTCGCATCAATTGAACCTGCTGTTCTTTCGGATTTAAGAATATATTCAAACCAAATTTTACCATCATTTCTAGGAATGGGGAATATTCTTAACACATTATTATGCATTTCAAATGAGAAGTTAGATTTACGGACCATATCGTTCATTTCAATAGCCTGTATTTTTTGTAAGTCATAACTTAAAGGCATTATTAGGAAGTTAATAGCTGGACTGTATCCTCCCCATCCAAATGAATCCATTAAGTTAATCATACCAGTACCTGTACCTGCATATGGGTCAAAGAATCTAACAATTGCTGGGGATTGTTCCCAAAATATTCTTTTAATCTCAATATCGTTATTACTATAACTTTGAGAAATTGCCCATTCATTTAAATCATAATCCTGAACTCCGGATGATGCTGATATTGCTGATTTATACCAAGGGACATTACCTCCTGCTCCTGCTTCTGCAGCATACATTTCAGATACTTTAATTAAATTTCCTAAATTTGGAGTTATAATAGCATCATTAATTGTTGTTGAGGTTGATGCTCCTTCTAAAGTTAAGTAATTATCTCTAACTCTAAATGCATATAATTCATTACCATAAGTAGTAATGGCTTCTTCAAATGCAGCATAAAAATTTATATCTTGTAATTCAATATCTATGATTGGGTAACCCAATCTTCTAGCGCAAAATAATGCTACTTTATCAGCATCTACCTGAAATTGGTAATCTAAATCATAAAATCCAAAAGGGGTATTTCCGGGGAAAAAAGAAGATGAGCCAGGATATATTGGGATATTCATATGTTTATTTACTAATAAATATTATAATTATAAATTATTTATATATTTTTCTTCTTCAAGAGAAATATTATTATCTAAAAATTTAGAATTATTTTCATATATAATTTTAATAAAATGTTCTGTATCTGTTATTATAACATCATTTATCATTGTATCTTTAATTAAGAAACAGACAATCATTCCATTAAGACATAAATGAATAGAATCAGAGTCGCTATCATAGATAGTAAAATTTATATAATCGCAGTCATTCCAACTTAATATTCCATTTTTAATTTTGATTATTTGCATATTTATTAATTTATTTTTATTTTAAAAGACTAACAAAATTCGTAGTTAATGAATCTGAAGAATTACCTAATTGTACATAACACATTAAATATTGATTAACACTCCAGTTTATACCCGTCAATGTTTGGAAAGTTCCAGTTGTTGTTGTTTCATCAGTTATAGCAGAAGTAGTAGTTGGGAATAATATAGATTGTGTTGAAGAAACTATAACAATAGATCTTTTAAAACCAGCACTAACGGTGATTTGAGGGACTGTTAAATTAGCAATTTGTATAGCCCCACTTAAATTATTACTAGTATTTACATATACTCTAAAACTCTTAGTACCAGCTGTCCCAGTTGCAACTATACCTACCCTAAGAACAAGGAAGTTTAAAGCATCAATAGTACCACCATTTATTAAATTCGAATTAATCTGTGAGAGAGCAAGCGTTCCAGTAATTACACTACCTGTGGTGAAATTAGCAATTATAGCTGATGAACCTGAAGGACCTTGTGAACCTGAAGGGCCTTGTGAACCTGAAGGACCTTGTGAACCTGAAGGACCTTGTGAACCTGAAGGACCTTGCGAACCTGAAGGACCTTGAGGACCTTGAGGACCTTGTGGACCTAGGATATCTATTGGTGGGTAATACTCCCAATCAGAACCTACTTTTGGTCCAAAAACCCTAAATGACTCTGAACCCAAAAACATATCCCCCTCTCCACCAATTGAACTGTCTGGACTTTCAGAACCCCGAATCCAAATTACATTAACTCCAGGGTCTCCTTGATCACCTTGATCACCTTGTGAACCTGAAGGACCTTGTGAACCTGAAGGACCTTGGATACCTTGTGAACCTGATGGACCTTGTGAACCTGAAGGACCTTGGATACCTTGTGAACCTGATGGACCTTGGATACCTTGTGAACCTGAAGGACCTTGTGAACCTGATGGACCTTGGATACCTTGTGAACCTGATGGACCTTGGATACCTTGCGAACCTGATGGGCCAGTATTTCCTGTTAATCCTAAAGGGCCAGTTAATACTTGAACAACACTAGTAATAGGCTGTTCAACACTAACTGTATTGCAGCAGTTATGATCTACTATTTCAATAGTATTATTAGTATTTACTATTTTAACAGTATTATTGTTTGGAATAATATTTATTGGTTTTATACAATCAGCCATTATCTAGTTACTTCTTTTGATAATTTTACTTGTCCTTCTAAAATTCTTGTTACTATACTACCTGACGCAATTTCTAAGTCATATAAAGCGGTATCAAACGTAAGTAATGATGAAGTAGCAGCTGATATAAATACCCCAATTGA